CTGAACACCTTCCAGAGCTCTTTTTTCTTAGTAAAGTCCGTGCTTTTTGCAGTAGGACGCATATTGCAAGCCCTCCTTGTCTGCTTCGCGCATGATTTCTGACAGTGTGAGCTTTTTAGGTTTTTCTTCCGTCTTTGACATGTTACGCGGTACGGTGTCTCGACATTTATCGCAGTACAATCTTTTTGACGGAACCTGATACATCATAGCGCCGCATTTTTTGCAAGCCTTATCTACTCTGCGAAGTCCACCCATAAATATCACGCCTCCTCAAAATGGCAGAAGTCCGTGTAGTAAACCAGGTCGTAATCCAGCGGATGGTTGTTCCAGTCGTAGTTCTGCTCGTAATCAGCAACCTCATCACGCTCGTCGAGTTCGCGGCAAATATCATCGTTGTGCTCATAGAACCATTCCAGCGGAAGGCCGAACTTGTCGCACAGTTCCGGAATATCAAAGGCCCAGCAGCCGTAGTTGGTGTTCTGTGTACCCTCCGAAACCATGTAATCGACGATCTCTTTTACTTTTTCTCTGCTCATAATCCTTACTCCTTCTGTTATTCAAATATCAGGCTCTCTGGCCCGGTTGCGAGTCATGCGGGAATCGAACCCACCGTACAGCCCATGCTAATGACTCAAATAAAAGAGCCCCAGATTTCTCCAGGGCTCTCATGTGCTTATTCTTCAGGTGTACAATAATCAACGTAGAGATGCGCTTTGCCTTCGCTATCCGTGTAGGTGACGAACTTTCTCGGCTGATGGAACATCTTCTCGTACCTCTCGACGAACTCCGGCAAAAGCTCACCGAAATCATCCTCCGTGAGGCCTACAATCAGGAATGTTCCAACGATAATATCAATGGGGATACCATAAGGGCCGTCGAGCGTCCGGTTGAGTTTCTCCATGCAATCATCATGCAGCTTTCCTTCTTCGTTGCAAATCAATGCCACCTCATCGTCCCACGGGTAAACAGCCTGAATCGGGCCTTCCACCTCTTTCTGGAGCGATTCCAGAGAGCAGTCAATGTCGATCACTTCAGGGTAATGCTTTGGGCGAACCCTCAGAACTTTCATACTGTCAACCTCCCAAATTGCACATCAAAAATATAAATCGAGCTGTTTCCTTAGAGCCGCCATTTTGCGACGTGGGCACTCACCGACTGGGCATTCGACCAGGGACTGACCCGGCACTCGAAAAATATCAATGATCAATAATAGCTGTTGTACTTCCGGTTGGCTTTTGCACGAGCTTCCGTAACATCAGGGGCTACGAAACCAAAGTTGATCACATAGCTCGGGATATTGTACGAACGGGCAACCAAGTTTTCGATTGCACAGCCACGGAACGCCTTCTCCTCATCGTAGATCCCGATAAAGTAGTCTGCATCCGCCATCTTCTTGATGCTCTCGCCGAGGTACCAGACTGCCTGATTCGCATCAGCCGGAGGATCATCAGAAATATAAGTCTGGATCACCTCCAGCTCCTCGCCAAACACAGCCTCAGCAATATGGTGCATTTGTTCCATGGTTGCCCGGATCTGTGCTTCAGTGCGCCCTTTCATCGGTGCGCTGATAAACAGTTTCTTCATACGCTTCACCTCAGAACGGAATTTCGGTGTTGTCGCTCGGCTCTGCCATGTCTGCTTCAGGAGCTGCAAACCGGGCATAGCGCTCTGCATACGGATCAGCATCCGCATCCTGCTCAACATACATCACATCCGCATACAGGCTGTACTCGCCGGGTGCGTTCCGCTTCTCGACAAGGTTTGCCTGGAGACAGACGTTCTTGACCCGGATAAAGTCCAGCTGGCCGATCGTGTCCATGTTGCAGAGCAGGCGCTTACCGGAAGTGGTGACCCAGTAGATATGCGGGGGCCACTTGGAATCCATGTTGATCGTCACCGGCACGAAGTAGGTCGGAACGAACGGCTCGTCGTAGGTACGCTCAGGATTCGGATTGGTCTGACGAACCTTCACGCCGAGATCCATGAGGTGATTCACCAGCTCCATGGTCGGGATCACCACGTTGACGCGGCGCTTGTCCGAGCCAAAGCGATCACGGCTGGGATCACCGCTGAAGTTGGTGGTAAAGATGAAACGGGTATCGTCGATATTGACTTTCTGGCGCTTGGTGTACATAAATATCAGTCTCCTTTTTACTTGTTGAATTCATTTTCCAGAATTTTCAGATCTGCCACGAGTGCTGTCAGGTGGAGAAGTCCACCAGACTGATTGTTGCTCATGGCCGCGCTGAGGAACTTCTCAAAATCCTTATTTGCCTCAGAACTGTATTTTTTCAGCACATCCAGATCGACAGCTTTTCCGGCAGCAGGCTTCCCGGGATACTTCTTCCCGCTCTTCTCGACCCAATTCTGGATCTCCTTGTAATAGCTGCCCTTGTTGCCGCCGCAACGCTTTGCAATTGCCATGGCCAGCCCCTTCTCCGGGTCGAAAACATCCTTCTCGCTGCACTTCACAACGGTCTTGGAACCATCCGACCAGTAAACGATCGTGGCCGGAGGAGCAAAGATAACGTCCTTGATAGCAGCTGTGTTCGTAGCAGAATCCGTCTTCTTACCCTCACACCGAGGATAGAGCGCACCAGAACGGATACGCCAATTGCCGTCTCGATCAGAGGTCAGATCACACGGGCCAAATACGAGTTCGTGACCAGTGGAAAGAATCACCTTCATCAGGTCGTCGTGCTGATTCTTCTCAACGGTTCTGATATAGCCAATCAGCTGTCCTTTGGAATCGTATAGTTTGTTCGTCATAAAATATCACCTCACGTCAAAATTTCTTGCTGCTTCTTCCTGCGCATCGCTCCAGGGAAGATCCGGCGCTGTCCAGGGAGCAACACCGTCGTCGCCAACGAACCAGTTGAAGTCGCCGTACTTGGAGATCTCCTCAACTGCCTCATCGACTTCCCGGTTGAAATATCTTTTGTCGATATCCTCCTGCATCTGAAGCTGATAGACCGCCTCGCTTTCCAGCCAGCGGTAATCCTTTGCTCCGGTCACAGAAGCATATTTCCGTTCGCCGGTATCCGTCAGGCCCGCTTCCCGCAGCAGCAGAGCTCCGCCCTTTCCCGGCATAATCGGGCAGAACTGCCCCACGCGACCCACAAAAATATAATTGTGTTCACCTTCAGGCAGGTCCTCGTTCTTGTCGAGATAGATAGCGCCCTTAGAAACGGTCTTTGTCTCGCAGAGGTCAGTGAACTCGATCTTTTCCTTGGAGAACAGGGTCTTGAACACATACGGCACCTGGAATTGGGTGCCCGTCGCCGTCCATTCGCCGCCTTCGTCCTTGCAGTCGCCCGGGATATAGCCGTAAAGCGCCTCACAGCGGTCCGCAGTCATGTATTTCGCAATATAAACGGCATTGTTCACCAGACACATCCGCTCGTAGGTTGCCTCATGCTCGAACGTGTAGCCGTACTTTTTTGCAAAATCCATGCAGTACGCAATGATTTCCGGAGTCGCATCGGGGATCTTGATCGAATCCGTTTTGATATGCGCAACCTTAAAGCCGCGCTGCTGCACTTCATCCTGCAAAGTGCGCATAAATAAAGCCCCTCGAAGCGCCACAATGTTGTTGGCATTCTTGGGGTTGCGGAACGGGTTGTCGAAGCTTGCACTGGTCAACCCGTAAACCGAGTTGATGGCGATCTTCAACGCCTGCGCCAAAGCCTTTGCCTGCTGCGGATCATCGAGGTACTTTGCCAGTTTGCCGCCAAAGAGCCCCTTTGCCTTCTCATACTCGCCGTGCTTGACGTAGATTCGTACATCCATCAGGTCGTTGAAATGCTTGGTGTACTCACCAAAGTAGTTCATGGCAACAGCCGAATGCGGATGCAGCGACGCAACGTCCAGCAGGGCTACGTTCGTGTACATCCCGGGCTCAGCGTAGACATAACCACCCATGCCCAGGTCCGTGCCCCGGAACATGTTGTGGTACTTGCCGTCCTCGCCCTTGGCCCACTCGTAACCGGGAAAGGCATTGATGATGTTGCAGTCGGTCAAAATATCAGGCTCGACTTCCACGATCGCATCGGATTTTCCCGTAGCAAGGTCGGTGTAGACCAGCCGGGGATGCTTTTCCTTGCCGAAAATAATGCGTGTTGTCAGCGAGTTTGTCGTGTCATTCACC